GGGGCATGAACAAATTGAGCCCGGATCTATATTTTGGCCCCCGATCCGGTTGGCTGGTTGTAGCTGACTCGGGTTGCTCAGCAAAGGTGACCAACCCTGCGCCCGAGTGCGCCTCCGTGGGTTACCAAGCCCACGTTACGTATCCTGAAGTCTCGCCTTATGTCTTGTTTTTGGTGTTAGTCGTGCTTCGGGTTGCCTCCGGCCCACGCGGGAGCCATCTACAGTTCCCCTCCACCGTACCAACTTTGATTGATTTTCAAGTGTTTTTCCGAGCTAGCCGCACGACAGCGTTTAATCAAGCTTCACCTTCGCATACGCCATCCAAGTTAAGTTCAGCCGCTGATTTGGGTGCAGTGCAAGCAAACGGGGGTGACAAGGCCCCGACCTGCACACAAACTTCCCGACCTCCCATACGACCATTCAGACGCCGCACCTCAATGAAACCATCACAACAACGCTTCGGGCGGTTCGCCCATAACTTTCTATCTCCAGGTTCTCTACAACCAACCCGCACAGGCGGTGTGCGTGAAACGAACGGATTTCGCCGTTACGAACGATCTATCCCCAACATTGCCAGTGTTGGTGGGGTGCCAGAGCAACAAGCCCCGAATTCGGGATTAACCAAACTGGTGAGCCAGCATGGCTAAGGCCTCACGCGGAACGTGTTGATGAGGCACATCTGGGAGTGGCACGGTCGATGGGGCCGTTCAGCGATAACGCTCTCTTGCCTCTATTCCTCGCGACAACGTGGAGTCGTTCAAGCTTTGGGCTTGCTCTTCTTTTTCTTCGATTGCTTCTTGTTCTTTCGTCGCTTTTGAACAGCATCATAAATTTTGAGTGGGATACCGAGCAGGTTCGCAACTTCATCATACGTCACTCCACCCACAGCACTGAACAGGGCATTCAGAGCTCCGGGTGCCGCCTCCTTGAAGATGTCCATTATGGTGGACGTCAAAGGAGACAATGAATGAGCGGTTGACGTTAGTGGGAACATGCTGAAGTCGTTGGACAAACCCACCAGGGTCTCAAAATTCATGCAACCAGGGCTTGCGCTTGTCGCCCTGGCAAGGAGACTGTTGCGGTTGGGCTCCATTTCAATGATAAGGACGTACCTGATCAGGTAAGTGTCCCCGATCGTCGCCCCAGAGATCTCAATCATGGGCTTGAGTTGCCCAAAGGTGGTAGCACCGGTGCCCTTCCAGTACCAGTTGTGGGTGTATGTTCCGTCCATCCGCCTCCACTCCCACGGGGGGATGCCATTGGCAGCGTTGGGATACCAACGCACCATGGCACCATCATCCACGGGATAGGACTTGGGTTGTCCGTACCACAACGCCGTTGGTCCAAGAACGACACCGGTGTTGGCAGCGAAAGGGAAGGCGGTTGACTGCACTGCCGGCCACTCCGTAAGGCCAGCGACCAACCGCCCTCGCCGATCGGTGTCCGGGGATGTTGGTTCCACGGACACACCTGATGCAATGACTCGCATCGAATTGATCTCGTCAAAGCTCGCAGAGGACTGCGGGCTGTAACCAGTGAAAATGGTCGGAGCTCCGCCTGGTGCTCCCTCCGAGACGAACAATAATTGTGCATTTGCGTTGGTGGATGGCAATCCACCCTCGACCAGGGCGTTCGTCGCGCCCATAGTGTGCTCGGCCTCGACCGTAAACACCATGCACATGGTCACTCCCCCGTTTCCATCTGGTACCCGTGCGTTTGTGTCCGCACGTTCCGCATATGCAAACGGGGCCGTTAAAGCATCGAGAAACTCGCGAGCAGGCTCGCGGGCTGCAATGACTCCTCCTGACATTTGATTTGATGACATAGTTCCGCTTAAAGCTGTAAACTATTCGTTAGTTGCAATTCTTCCAAGGTGGTATAATTACCCAGCGGGGTGCAATCTCCCGGCCCCCCGAATTGGAGCTTGTATCGCAACATAACGTCACCATAGTCGCGCAGTATGTTCTGCATGGGGATCTGCGGGCTAAGATCCGGCTCCCACGCCGCCAAAATGGCTTCTATACGTACTTGATCGGCAGGGCTGATGCCATACGCATCGGCGAAGTCCAGTCGAGTGATCAATGGTATGCACTGGGGCGCGATACTCATTCCTGCGTTACGCAGAAAGCTGAAATCACGCTTTTCCTCAGCGACGTGCGTGTACCACTCAATGAGCGAGGCTGGAGATTTGTGCCGCCACTGAACGACGGCACCTAGTAGTCGCTGAGTGAACTCCTGGAGTATTGGCACTCCCACACTCAGTTGGGCTTCACATAACACAGCCCCGACCACCGCTTCGCGCTTTGGATACACACGCCCATTGGACAACGTGCCAGGTATGTTTAGAAGTGAGTTGTAAACCTTTGTCGGGTTGCGAACACAAACCGGCTCTAGCCTGCCGTCAACCATGACACGAATGACACGAGATTGGCAAAACTCCACCTCTGGACCACTAGTGGCAACCTCTTCGAGCTTCCACTGCTGACCAAGGTCCACACCTACGGCACAAAACGCCTCGACGAACTCAAGGTCGTGGACGCCAATAAGGGCGTCATCGCCATCGTCGAACAAGTCGTACCCGTCTACACCTACCACGTACATTGCATAAGCAATGTACGCCACCTGTAGGACTATGTTACCGAGGGCAGTGTTCATGTCGCCAGATAAGCGCTGCCCTAACAACTCCCAAAATATTGCCGCCGTCTTCACCTTGGAATGAAGTAAGGTCTTTTCAATTTCATCCAACGTTTGCGCCAAGGCGTCGCCGCCAAACACGCGTGTGAAGATCTCGCGGTACACACCGAATTCGATCGCAGACAAGCACTCAAGGTGTTGACTCGCATCGAAGGAGGTACTGTCGAGGCTGACTACATACTTAAAGTTAGACAGCATCTGAGCAATCCGACGCCCTCGCTCCAACCGATTCAACCCCTTTGCGACAAGACGATCATTCAGTGATGTGCGCAATTGGTACACTAGTTTTTCCACCTGGCTTGTAAAGGTCAGCCACACGGTGTTGAACCCAGGGTCGGATCGATACTGAATCATCCTACAGCGTGAAACCTTGTTGCCCGTGGCCTCGCACCGTTCCGCCTTAACGAAACCAAGTGCTCCACCCCAAGCAATTCCCTCACGCGCAAACCCCGACTTCATTTTCTCTAGTTTAGCGCCCCTGTACCGCTGATAAACGACAGTTCCATCATAAGGAGCTGCTCCATCCTTGTACATACTCCTGGCGAAACAACCGCACGCCAAGACAGTCCTATAGACTGGCCTGATCAATGGCTTGAACACCCGGCGCTTCAACGCGGCCATTATATTGTGTGAGCAGTTGCGCCACACCACATAAGGTCGGCCAAAAACGATGGGCGGTCTATGAACGTAATACACGCGGGTTTCGCGACAAATTGCTGAATGCGTTATCGTGTAACTCCCCCTCCCGACCAATCTATTGGATTCTAAAGGTGTATCTGTGCAATGTGTTAGGAACGAGAGGGGGCCCACTAGAAATTCAAGTCACTGCGTGCAAGCATGAAAGCCTGGCGTGCTGCATTGAGGTCAGCCCCTTTATACAGCTGAGCAACTTGAACAAGCACCGTTAAGACAAGGGCAGTGTCCAACGTGACTTCTTTGTCTGACATGAAACTGCGCGCAAGAAGGGAGCTGCGTGCAACACTGGCATCATTGAACCCATTGGGGCTGATCGTGCCCAAGACGGACACCAACGGTGCAAGCAACTCGGAACAGACCAAGTACGTGCCCCTACGTGATTTACACTCAATGTACTTGGGTCTTGGTTGCTTCTTCTTCTTGCGGAACTCACATAACGAGGTCCCCACCCGTTCGAATGCCAGGAATGACGCCGGGTCCTTATCGAACCAGGCGGCAACGGCACCCGTCACGAATGCGAACACATTTGGTACATCACCACACATGTACCAACGCCACCACAAGAAAACCAAACGCGGGCAGTGACCCCACGTTCGCTTCACCGACCAGCCTGTCATGCAAACGCAAAACGTTATGCGCACGACATCGACAACACTAACCCAAACGCCAGTTATCGGGAGTGTCGTATAATGGATGAACAATCCTCCAGCCGCACCGAACAACACTAGCATGATCAACATCCAAATGATTTCGGCCCACGGAATGTGGGTCGAAGCGACAAGAGCCAGATCTCTCTCGTCAATCAGATTCAGATGCATACGAGTGTTTACGGTGTAGTCCGCTTTGTTACCTCTCTTGTGTTTGGAACGACCACTGGACGAGTCACTGCACGTTGACTCTGTTGTCCCAGACATCGATGAATGAGATCGCATGCTCGAGGACCTCCCACCCTTGTGTCCCCCAACCCCCCCCCCGGGGGCGCCCTGACAAGGCGCTGACGGTGGTACGAGTTGCGGTGACGGGCCCGGTGGTACGGGCAAGGGCTTCCCACCCAACGGTGGGACCGGGGCCGGCGGTGCAGGCACTACCGCCGGCGGCACGAGGAAAAAACCCGGAGCCGCTTGGGGAGTGGCAAGAGCCGTTGTCTTTGGCACACCGCCATCGGGAACAACTCTCGCCGCCAGTTTAGAATAAGCTTCGAGCATCTCAACGCGCTGTAGCAGGGTTTCCTGGGACGCTGGATCTGCAGCCCGCGCCCGCGCTGGCGGCACGGGCGCTTGAACGTCACGTTCAGCAGGAAACTCT